CGCGGCGGCGGGCGCGGGCGCGAGGGGGACAAAGCAAAAGAAGGCCGCCTTGTCAATCTAATAAAAAAGTGCCAGTTTTAAGGTTGGGCGTGTTTGGAATATCTAAATTTGACCGTATTCAATGTCAAGAAAAGCTTGAAAAGCAAAAAGTTTATATGCGAAGCTTTAGCTTTGTTAATGATTTCGGAGAGGTTAGAAGCTTGCTTGATTTTTCTATGGCCGCAAATTTTAGCCGTAAGTATTACGCCGAGGTTGCAAACCGCGTAAACACTTTCGGTTCTTTTGCGATAGATTACGCCCAACGCCCGGTATTTCTCACGATCACGCTTAACGGCTGCTTTCGCGGAGCATTGAGCGGCGATTATTCCAAATTTAAGGATAAAGATATGAAATTTTTGCCTACCGAGGTTAAATACAAGGCCAAAAACGGTGCACCCCTTACTATTAGCGATTTGTGCGCCACTTTAAATCATCAGTGGCGTATATTTTTTAGACGTTTTACGGCTAAATTTAAGGTCGATTATTCTTATATAAGGTGCTTTGAGCCTCACAAAAAGGACGGAGTGCCGCATATCCATGCTCTGCTTTTTGTTCCAGGACATACGATAGATTTTTTAAGGCGCACTTACAAGGATATATTTTACGCGCCGCAAAATTTGCGTGTGGACGCTATTTCACGCGAGCAAATAGCCAACGGCGAAACAAACGGATTTCAGACTAGTATTAATAATCCTGCCGGTTACGTGATGAAGTATATTCAAAAAACCTTTATAAATTTAGAGAAAACTCAAGAATTAGACGATCTTGCCGCCTGGTATGTAAAGCATAAAGTAAGGCGATTTTTAACCTCTAAAAACAACGTTCCTTTGTGGGTTTATAGGAAAATCAATTTTATAGCTACTATGCAAGATTTTTACCATCTAAACAATTTTAAAAACGACGATAATAACGTGCTCGAGTGGGATAAACAAAGCGATTATATATACATCAATATCCCCGAGCGTAATGAAGTTATTATTTACGATAACGGTAAACTGGAGCATTACGTCTGTGATAGGCTTATAAATAGCTATGATCGTAAAAAACCGCCTAAAAACGTAACTTTCCGAACCATTAAACCCGATCTTGACGCCTGGGTAGACGCCTGGTATGTACGCGAGGGAGAAAAAATCAAACGCGAAGCTATGAAAAACCGAAAAGAATTCAAAAAACCGCCTCTATGGATGAAAAATTACGAGCTTTACAATTATTATTCAAAACTTGATAAAGCTAACTGTAATATTCAGCACTTAGCCTACGTTGAAAATATAATGCTTGATCGCGGTTTAAATTCATTTACGAAAAGAAACACAAAACACGATTTAAATAATCCTGACCTCGAAGATTTTATCGAGCGTGGAATTAGAGAATATGAATTTTAAAGGATATAAAATGAAAATTTTAAATTTATTTGCCGGCATTGGTGGTAATAGATTATTATGGAATGATGTATTACCTGATATTGATGTAACTTCTGTTGAGTTTGATCCGGCCATTGCCGATGTTTATAAATTTAGGTTTCCAAATGATAAAGTTATCGTTTGTGATGCTTTTGATTATGCTGCCAGTAATTATGATAAATTTGATTTTATATGGGCTTCTCCCCCTTGTCAAAGTCACTCGAGGTTAAATTTTTCAAATCAAAACATTATAAATAATCGTTCTTTGCCTGATTTTAGGCTTTACTCTCTTATAAGCTTTTTAAAAACTTTTTGTAAAAATAAGTTTGTTGTTGAAAATGTTATGCCTTATTATGATCCTTTAATTTCTCCCAATGCTAAAATACTTCGTCATTTGTTTTGGTTTAATTTTTATATTTCTGAAAAGTTTTTTCAAAAATCTAATAAATTAATTAAAAATTTTGTTATTTCCGATTTTAAAGATTTTGATTTGAGTTTGTTTAAAGATATTAAAAATAAAAGGCAAGTTATAAGAAATCAAGTTGATTCTACTCTAGGTAAATATATTTTTAGCTGCGCGCTCGATAAGGGTTTTTTTGATGATTTTGAATGATCTTTTTAAAAACTATCTCGAGTATTACGAGCTTATTTTAAGCCCCTCTACGCTTAGAAGCGATATATCTACGTATCAAAAGCACTTTAAAGACGGTTTAGGCTTAAAATGCGTTAATGATATAAATTTCTTGGATATCCAAAGATTTTGTAACGAGCTTATCAAGCGAGATTATAAAATCAAGACCGTTAAAAATATCCTTGCAAAGCTTAAGGTTATTTTTAAGCTTGCGTTGAAGCTCGAGATAATAAATAAAAACCCTTGCGACTTTATCGAGCTGCCTAAATTTGACAATAAAAGATACTTTGATTACAGTGTAGCAATTCAAAAGAAGTTTATTAAAGCTATTTCAGAAAATAAAGAGCCTAGCGCGGATATATTCTTTTTTTTGCTCCACGGTCGCCGTAAAAATGAGGTATTGAGTTTAAAATTTAGCGATATAAACTTCAAAACCAGGACTTATACGATCCCTTTTAAAATCAATAAAGCTAAGCGCGATATGTCTTATAAGATGAGTGATGAGCTTTATGATCGTCTTTATCGTCGATACATTGACGCCAAGAAGCGAAACAAACTAAACGGCTATGTATTTGTAAATCCAAGCACAAACGACAAATATCAGGATTTGCGCAAGAGTTGGAACTCATTATTAAAACGCAATAATCTACCTAGAATAAGATTGCATGACATCAGGCATCTAATCGGCACGTATTCGATTAATTATTTAAAAATACCTATCGAGCAAGTATCGTTTACGCTCGGCCATACAAATATTATTACAACTCAAAAATATATCACTGCAAATGTAAGAAAATCTAAAGAAACTATTGAAAATTTACTGCATTCAATTTTAGAATAAATTAAGCGTTTTAAAAAGTGGCTTCAAATACCGATAAAATGGGGATTTGGTTGCGGAGGACGGATTTGAACCGCCGACCTTCGGGTTATGAGCCCGACGAGCTACCACTGCTCTACTCCGCGATAAGTATTATTTTGGATTTAAAAAGTGGATGGGGTAAGAGGATTCGAACCTCTGAATGACTGGACCAAAACCAGTTGCCTTACCGCTTGGCGATACCCCAATGTTTTTAAGAGTTGTAATTATATAGATTTTAATGCGCTTTGTCAAGACTTTTTAGAATTTTAATAAAAATTAAAATTCTAAAATTAAAGCAATTTATGACTTTAGCTATAAAATTTCTCTTTGTCCTTTTGCATTCACTGGGCTTAAAACACCCATTTTCTCCATTTGTTCGATTATATTTGCAGCTTTGTTGTAACCTATTTTTAGACGTCTTTGCAGATAACTGATCGACGTTTTTTGCTCACTTAAAATGATCTCTTTAGCCTCTTCGTAAAGCTCGTCAAGCTCATCTTCTCCTAGAGTACCAGCGGCCACACTTCCGCTTGTGCCTTCTTCTATTAAGAATTTCTCATCATAAACTACATCTTGTTGCTCTTTTAAGAAATTTACAACCGTTTCTATCTCTTTCTCACTAGCAAATGGTGCATGTAACCTTATCACACCAGGGCTTCCTGGAGGTGTAAATAACATATCTCCACGTCCGAGCAAGCTCTCAGCTCCCATTTGATCCAAGATAACCTTGCTATCGATTCTCTGCCCTACTCTATAGCTTATCCTACTTGGTAAATTTGCCTTTATAAGCCCAGTCACGACATCAACGCTTGGACGCTGGGTCGCTACTATCAAGTGTATGCCACTAGCCCTTGCCATCTGCGCTAGACGACCTATATAAAGCTCCACATCCTTGCCGCTAGTCATCATAAGATCGGCTAGCTCATCGATGATCACGACGATGTATGGAAACTGCTCGCCGCCTTCCTCTTTCATCTTTTCATTGTAGCTCTCTATATTTTTCGTACGAGTTTGGCTCATTATCTTATATCTTCGCTCCATCTCAGCGACCATATTGGCAAGTGCAGTGATCGCCTTTTTAGCCTCTGTAATAACTGGAGTTAGAAGATGTGGGATGTCGTTATATATGCTAAATTCAAGCATTTTTGGATCGATCATCATTAGACGTAAAGTTTGCGGGCTATTTCTATAAAGCAAGCTTAAAAGCATCGCGTTTATACCCACACTTTTACCAGATCCTGTAGTTCCAGCGATTAGCAAATGAGGTAGTTTTTTAAGGTCTGTCACAAAAGGGGCACCGACGATATCTTTGCCAAGCGCCATAGTTAGCGGGCTACTTGCATTTTTAAAGACTTCGCTCTCTAAAATTTCTTTTAGGTATATA